CCGCTGCTCCGGGAGCAGCGGACTCTTCGTTTATTAAATGCTATCGCCCGGCGAATCAAGCATTGCCCTCATCGACGCCGGCAAGAGTCGGGTCAATCATGATGCGGCCGCAATACTCACATACGATAACCTTCTTGTGCATGCGGATTTCCATCTGTTTCTGCGGCGGGATACGGTTGAAACAGCCGCCACAGGCGTTACGCTGCACGTAAACGATTCCGAGACCGTTGCGGGCATTCTTGCGGATGCGTTTGAATGCCGACAGAGTGCGCTCGTCGATGTTGACCTCGAGCTCCTTGGCCTTACCACGCAGAGCCTCCTCTTCCTGACGGGTCTCGCTCACGATCTCGTCAAGCTCGGCCTGTTTCTCAGCCAGGATGTGCTCCATGTCGGCAAGACGCTCGCGGGTCGACTCAACGTCGGCACGACGATTTTCGATGGCACGCGAATGCTCGTTGATATGTTTCTGAGCCAGCTCTATCTCGAGCGACTGGAACTCGACTTCCTTGTGCAGCAGGTCGTACTCGCGGTTGTTGCGCACGTTGTCGATCTGCTCATTGTATCTGGCGATAAGGCCTTGGCAATTTGCAATCTTCTCTTTCTCCTCCACTACGGCGCGGTTGAGGTCGTCGATCTCGTGGGTGAAATTATCGATGCGAGTGTGCAGGCCGGCAATCTGGTCCTCAAGGTCTTTCACCTCAAGAGGCAGTTCGCCGCGGATAGTCTTGATTCGATCTATCTCCGAGAGAATAGTCTGGAGCTCGTAGAGCGAGCGCAGACGCGACTCGACAGAGAGTACTTGTTCGGTTTTCTTATCTGCAGCCATGGCTTTATAAGTAGTTTATTGGATTTTTTTCAATTTCTGAGTAATAGACTGCAAAGTTAGGAAATTTTTCGCTAATTACTCGATAAAAAATGTCTTTTGCGCACGATTCGCTCTCGTAATGCCCTATATCGACGATAAAAATCTCCAGACCGTGGTCCACAAAGTCGTGGTAACGCACATCAGAGGTGATATAGGCCGAGGCACCGGCTGCCTTGGCAAGCGGGATAAACTCGCCTCCCGAGCCGCCGCACATAGCCACGTACTCTATCATACCCTGCGGCATGACCGAACAACGCGCCACCGGCGAATCAAACGCACGGTGAACACGCTCGACCAACACGTCGCCCGATATAGGCTCGTCAAACCGGGCCAACACGCCAAGTCCGACCTCGGGGTCCGATGCCGACGGCGACAATACGGATACCACACGGGCACCCAGCCGGGCTGCCATCGCATGCGACACCCCACCCCGCGTAGAATCAAGCGACGTGTGTGCCGAATACACCGCTATGCCGTGCCGGATGGCACGCATCACAGCGACCTCCACAGGAGTAGCACCTGTAATATTACGCAGAGCCTTGAAGAGCAACGGGTGATGCGAGATAATAAGGTTACAGCCTCGCGATATGGCCTCATCTACCACAGCGGGCGTAACATCGACACATAGCAACGCACCCCGGCACTCATCGTCGATGCAGCCGAGCTGCACCCCCGAATTATCCCAGGACTCCTGGAAACTCAGAGGCGCAAACCCGTTTACCGCATCAATTATATCGCGACAGGTCATTGCTTGTCTTCGACAGGGACAATCTCCAGTTTCAGCTCGTCGAGCTGCGACTGGTCGAGCGGAGCCGGAGCATCCAGCATCACGTCACGACCCGAATTATTCTTGGGGAACGCTATACAATCACGAATACTGTCAAGACCGGCAAACAGCGATACCCAGCGGTCAAGGCCATAAGCAAGACCTCCGTGGGGAGGCGCACCGAACTTGAACGCATTCATCAGGAATCCGAACTGCTCCTGAGCCTTTTCAGGTGTAAAGCCGAGAATCTCGAACATCTTGGCCTGCAGCTCGCTGTCATGGATACGTATAGAGCCGCCACCGACTTCCACACCGTTGATCACCATATCGTAAGCATCGGCACGCACGGCTGCCGGATCGGTATCGAGCAGCGCGATATCCTCGTCCTTGGGATGAGTGAACGGATGATGCATAGCCATCAGACGCTGCTCCTCGTCGCTCCACTCGAACATCGGGAAGTCCACCACCCACAGGCATGCGAACATATTCTTGTCGCGCAGACCCAGCTGACGTCCCATCTCAAGACGCAGCTCGCACAGCTGCTTGCGGGTACGCATCACATCGTCGCCGCTCAATATCAGAATCAGATCCCCCGGCTCGGCCTGCATTGCATCCGCCATCGCACGGAGCACCTCCTGCGAATAGAACTTGTCGACCGACGACTTCACCGTGCCATCCTCGCCTACACGGGCATAAACCATACCCTTGGCACCAATCTGCGGACGTTTCACAAAATCGGTAAGAGCATCCAGCTGCTTGCGTGTGTAACCCGCGGCACCCTTGGCACAGATACCACCGATATAAGCGGCATTGTCAAATACACTGAAATCATGCCCCTTGAGCACATCCATCAGCTCGACAAAACGCATGCCGAAACGCAGATCAGGCTTATCCGAGCCATAATATTTCATCGCATCTGCCCACGGCATGCGCACAAACGGCTCCGTAAGCTCGATACCACGTATCTCCTTGAAGAGATGCTTGGCCATACCCTCGAACAGCTCAATGACATCGTTCTGCTCGATAAAACTCATCTCACAGTCAATCTGGGTAAACTCAGGCTGACGGTCGGCACGGAGATCCTCATCACGGAAACACTTCACAATCTGAAAATAGCGGTCGATACCCGACACCATCAGCAGCTGCTTGAGAGTCTGAGGCGACTGAGGCAGAGCATAGAACTGCCCCGGATTCATACGCGACGGCACCACAAAATCGCGGGCACCCTCCGGAGTAGAACCCACCAGCATAGGCGTCTCAATCTCCAGGAACCCTTTCGAATCAAGATAACGGCGCACCTCCATAGTCATGCGGTGACGCAGCTCCAGATTGCTGCGCACCGGCGTACGGCGCAGATCCAGATAACGGTAACGCATACGTAAGTCATCGCCGCCATCAGTATCATCCTCTATAGTGAACGGAGGGACCTCACTCGGATTAAGCACCTTCAGACCCGATGCAATAATCTCGATATCACCCGTAGGCAGATGCGGATTCTTAGCCGTACGCTCAGCGACAGTACCGACCACCTGCACCACATACTCGCGGCCAAGATGATTGGCAGCCTCGGTGAGCGACGCATCCGACGAATTGTCGAACACCACCTGAGTGATGCCATAACGATCACGCAAATCAAGAAAAGTCATGCCACCCATCTTGCGGGTACGCTGCACCCATCCCGCCAGAGTGACCTCGCGGCCTACGTCCGACAGACGCAACTCACCGCATGTATTTGTTCTGAACATTGCTGAAATGTTTAAATTATTATTCGTATTAACGAGCAAAGATACACATTAATATTTACATCCATACTATCCCGACCGCGAAAACCGCACCAAACACAAAAAAATCGAAAAAAGTTGTCAAAAAACTTGCAAGTTCAAAAAAAAGCCCGTACCTTTGCATCGCTTTTAAGGAAAACACCTAAAGCAAACGGAGATTCGCTAGCTCAGTTGGTAGAGCACAACACTTTTAATGTTGGGGTCCTGGGTTCGAGCCCCAGGCGGATCACAAGAGAGTCCTAACCGACTCTCTTTTTTTGTATATATGTTGCAACATATCGCCCCACATTGCCACATATTTAATTGATTTTAAGATAGTTATGTTGCACGCTCGATAATAAGACGTGTTGCTGTTGCGTTTGTATGTGTGGGAACGTTAGAGGTGCTTTTGGTACACTTTTGGTACCAAGTGTACCACTTCCGAGAAAATGGTACCACTTTCTCTAACCAACTGACAAACAACTCTAACTTCTTAAAATCATTAGGTATGTACGCAACACCAAAAGTAAAATTCGTTTTCGACCGCCGCAAGAGAGCGTCGAAGACCACCAACGGGGCGATTGAGATTGAGGTCTGCTTCGCCGGACAACGAGTGCGCCTCTCCACAGGTATAGGCGTCCACACAGGAGAATGGAGCGACGGCAAGGTGGTGAAACGCCTCGACGCGCAAATCCTCAATCGTGAACTCAACGAGAAATTCAACGATGTTTACGACACGGTGAAGCAGATGATCGAGGACGAGAACGTATGCCTCGACAAGCTCAAAGAGTACCGCTTCGGCGAGCGCAGAATGGCGCAGAAGCTGAACGCCCTCGACTGGATAGCCGAGCGCATCGAACTGCGCCCCGTCCGTGAGAGCACCCGTAGGCAGCACAATGTGATGCTCCGTGCCCTCCGCGCCTCCAAGCTGTTTTACTCTTTCAAGGACTTCACCCCCGTAAACATCAAATTATGGGACGATATGCTCCACAAGCAGCTAACCTGCCAATCCTCCGTTCACGGCTACCACAAGCGCCTCAAACCCTACATCGCCGAGGCAATTCAGCTCGGGCTGTTGGATAAGTCACCCTACGAGGGCTTCCATATCTCCCGTGGCCGCACCACCACACGCAAATTCATCACAGCCGAGGACAGGGATAAAATCGCGGCACTCACCCTCAAAGGCGGCGAAGCAAAGGCCCGTGACCTTTTCATCTTCGCTTGCTTCACGGGGCTTGCCTACTCCGACATCGTGAAAATCACCAGAGAGGATATCCAAAAGGAGGGCGCCGAGTTCTTTCTGCGCGACCACAGGCAGAAGACAGGCAGCGAATACAAGCTGATACTTCTGCCGAAAGCGATAGAAATTCTCTCGCGCTACGACTACAACCTCAACATCATCACCGACCAAAAGGCCAACTACTACCTCAAAATCGTAGCGGCAAAGGTCGGCATCAAAATCCCCCTGACTATGCACGTCGGACGCCACACTTTCGCCACATGGGCGTTGAGCAGCGGCATCAATATCGAGGTGGTGAGCAAGATGCTCGCCCACACCGACATCAAGACCACGCAGATTTATGCCAAAGTACTTCAACAGGACGTAACAAGCGGATTTTCGCGTTTGAAAGCCCAGTGCTGATTGCCCCCTGAAAAAATCGAGGCAGGCCGGAAATGTTCGGTCTGCCTCTTTTTACGTTTGGGGGTTATGCGCCACCCGGCTTTTTCCTTATGTAGCGTTTCGTCCGCTGTCTGCCGTTGAGTGAATTTTGATTGCCGCTGTTGGGGCTGTTCAGGTAGTTGCCGCTGTTGTTGTTGCCGATTATCGCCAACATCTTCTCCTTGCTCAACTTGAACGCCACGGCCATAGTGTCGAGCGTGTCGGACTCTTTCTGCACGATTGCTTGCTGCGCGAGTATAATCTGCTCGTTCCCGAGCTTGAAAGCGTCGGAGAGCTGCTGCTGCGCCATTTTGACGGCCTCCTGCTGGCGCATAAGCAATGCTATTTCCTCCTGCGAGGGAACGACGGTATCTTCCTCGACCTCCAATATCATATCACCTTCTCCCGAGTTTATCCAATCGACATTAAGCCTGTCATCAACCCCGGCGAGCGCGGTAAGGAACTTCGGGCTTATCGGTTGCTTGCCGTTCACTACCAAAGACAGCGTCGACTCCTGATATTTCATGCGCTTGGCGAGCTCCCTGCGCGATGCCACGACGTTGTGGAACAGCAACCAGTCTATCATATCCGCCAACCGCAGTAATTTTTCGTCGGTAGTAAGTTGTTCGTTATCAGTCATATATTATACTTTAACATTTTCAAAATCAAAATTTAACTTTTGATTTCACAAGTTTTCTTTAATTTTGCCGTTGTATTGGTACGCATTTCAATATGCGTATGCAAAGATAATCAATATTTTAGAAGCAACCAAAATAACAACAAACTTTTGAATTATAAAGTTCACTTCTATATGGATAACAACGAAACCAAGGCCATACGCAGGGAGTTGGCCGCTCTCAACCGCAAGCTCGACGGCATCGCGGACATAATAAACCAGGACGTGCGAGTGCCCGACAGGCTTATCTCGGTACGCGAGGCATCTAAACTTCTCAACCGCTCGGAGTATTGTCTGCGCATCGACATCAACCAAGGACGTATCCCGGCAAAGAAAGTAGGCCGTGGCTACTTGCTTTCCTACAACTATGTGCAGTCACTTATACAATCGCCTACGGGCCAATAATCACAAGCAGATATGAACACCAACAACGATATAAAGCATAGGGAGGCAGGGCAGCTCAATGCCTTTCTCGACACCCTCACCTATTGGGAGAGGGTCGAGTTTGTAACCGCCGTTATACGCCGCTTCAAGGTGAAACGGCAAACTTTCTTCAACTGGAAATGTATGGCCTGCCGCATACCTGCGGAGGCCAAAGAGATAATAGAGAGCGAGGCCGGGCACACTATTTTTGTGCCGGACGAGCCGGAAATGTGTGCCGCCCAATGATTGAAACAAGACCTACCTGTGCCCCCGAGGGTGTATTTTCGGTTAAGAGAACTTGTGCCGAACTTGGCGTGTGTCACAAGACTTTACGAAAACTGCGCTCCCTCGGCCTGATTGAACCTGTCAATCCCGGCAACCGGGCGCGCCTCAAATACACCGGCAGGGCGATAATCGACTGCTGGGATAAAGCGAGCAGATTATGATTAGCGAAACTACCGTACAACGTGTGAGGGAGCTTGACATCGCAGATGTTGTCAAGCCTTACACGGAACTCCGGCGCCACGGCTCGGAGTTTTTCGGGCTGTGCCCGTTCCATTCTGAAAGAACAGCCTCTTTCTCCGTATCTCCGGCAAAGAACCTTTGCTACTGCCACAGCTGCCGCAAGGGCGGCGACGGCATACAGTTCACAATGGAGAAAGAGGGGCTGGACTTCTACGGGGCGGTCGAGTTTTTGGCCCGTAGCCACAACATCACCATAGAATACACCCGGACGGAGCAGAACGAGGAACAGCTGCAAGCCGCCAAAAAGCGCGAGGCTCTTTTTGCCGTGTTGTCGGCGGCGCATCAATTCTTCACCTCACAGCTCCGTCTGCAAATGGACGACGAGGCGAGAGCGGCCAGGGAGTATACTTACAGCAGGTGGAACGAGGAATTTTGCGACACCTCCGGCATCGGCTATGCCCCGAAGGACAGCCGCGCATTTATCGACTACTGCAAAAGCAGAGCCTTGCCCGAGGATCTGCTTTTCCAGTCGGGGCTGCTGCGGCGCTCGGAGGACGGCAGAGCCTATGCGATGTTCCGCGAGCGAGTGATGATACCCATACGCGACCGCATCGGGCGTGTCGTGGCGTTCACCGGGCGGTACTTCGGCAAGAACAAGAAGACCGCCAAGTATATGAACTCCATAAACTCTGACATCTTCACAAAGAGTGATACCGTGTTCGGACTCGACAGGGCGAGCCGTTGCCGCGAGGCCGGGCTGTTCAACATCGTGGAGGGTGCGCCCGACGTGCTGCGCTTGCAGTCGGTCGGGATATTGAACACCGTAGCCACTCTCGGAACGGCGTGGAGCGACAGGCAATTCGAGCAGCTGAAAAAGCATACCCTGTCGCTATGCTTTATCCCGGACTCCGACCCTCCGAAAGAGGGTGAGCCTTACGGCCCCGGCTTCGTCGCCGTAATGGATAACGGCAAACGTGCCGTGCAGCTCGGCTTCGATGTCACGGTAAGGCAGCTCCCTGCCGACTTCCGCGACGTGTATGTGCCGCTGTTCGATTTTGAAATCGAAGCCCTCGAAACCGACGGCATAAGCGACTTTGAGCGGCGGAGGAAGATAGCCACCGTCGGCAAACAGGACGCCGACAGCTATATCCTCTCCAAAGAGATCTATTCCTCGATTGAGGAAAAGCCCTTTGTCGTATGGCTCGCGGAGAAACGCTTCGCCACGGCCGACTCCCTCGTGGAGCAGCGCAAGTGCGTGGCCGAGATAGCGGAGCTTCTGCGCCACGTCAAGGACGCACTCGTGCTCGATACCTGCATCGAGCAGCTTGCCAAGATGCACGGCAAGGTGAAGTTGTGGCGTGACGCACTGATCCGTTCCAAAGGGGAGGCACGGCAGAAAGCCGCTGCATCGCCGAAGAATGAACGGGAGCGCGACATCGAGCTTCTGCGCCAGTACAACCTCACCATACGCGACAACTGCTATTTCACTTTCGACGGCGACGACGAGCCGACCCGACTCTCCAATTTCATACTCGAACCGCTTTACCATATTCAGGACGAAAGGAACGGCACCCGTATTTTCCAGATGAAGAACAAATTCGGGCAGTCGCGCATTATCGAGCTGACCGAGGCAGAGCTGTGCTCGCTCTCGACCTTTCAGCAACGTGTAGGCTCGCTCGGCAACTTCGTGTGGCGAGCCAAGATCGACAAGCTCAACAACGTAAAGGAATACACCTACGCCAAGACCGACTCCGCCGAGCGTATCCGCAAGCTGGGCTGGGATAATGCCGGTGAGTTTTTCGCCTTTGGCAACGGCATACTGCTCGACGGCCACTTCCGCAGTGTCGACGACCTCGGCATCATACGCGACTGCAACGGCCATACATACTATATTCCGGCCACATCAAAGATGTACCGCAACAATCCCGAGATATACCAGTTCGAGCGGCTTATGGTGCACGAGAACGCATCGGGCGTGAGGCTCGCCGACTTCGCCACAAAACTTACCGACGTGTTCGGCGACAACGCACGGGTGGCCTTATGCTACCTTTTCTCTTGCCTGTTCCGTGACATCATATTCCGGCGCACACGCCATTTCCCAATTCTAAACCTTTTCGGCGAGAAAGGCACGGGCAAGACAACGCTCGCCACCTGCCTCCAATCTTTCTTCGTCCACGGCATCGACCCTCCGAACCTCGGCGTTACCTCAATTCCGGCGATGAACGACCGCGTTTCGCAAGCGGTGAACACCCTCGTTGTATTCGATGAATACAAGAACGACCTCGACGTGCGCAAGATAGCTTACCTCAAAGGTGTATGGGGTGGCGGCGGTCAGACCAAGAAGAACACCAACACCGACGGAATGGCGGCGCAAACCATCGTGTCGACCGGCCTTGCGCTGTGCGGTCAGGACAAGCCCACACAGGACATGGCGCTCTTTACGCGACTGATATTCCTCGCTTTCACCAAAACGTCGTTCACCCAGGAGGAACGCAAGAAATACGAGGAACTTGTCGCGCTCTGCAATATGGGGCTGACACATCTTGCCGTCGAAATCCTCTCGCAGCGTCCGCTGTTCGAGAAGAATTTTCCACAGGCATACTCGCTCACCAAGAGCGAGCTTGCGGCCCGTGTCAAGGACGAGCAGCTGCACGACCGCATCTTCGGCAACTGGGTGATACCGCTCGCCACTTTCCGGGCCCTCGAAACAGCCGTAGAGCTGCCTTTCAGCTACGCCGACCTGTTCGACTGCGCTATCGACGGTATGCGCAACCAAAACGAATATGCCAAGGAGTCGTCGGAGGTCGCCAATTTCTGGAACGACCTGCAAGGCTTGCAGACTTCGGGCCGCTGCGTCGAGAAAGCGCATTACCGCATCAAGTATCAACAGCGCTTCCGCGCTATCTCTATGGACGAGGATATGATCTTCGCCGAGGCGAAGCCAATCCTTTATCTCAACGCCCCGGCGGTGTCGGCTCTTTTCAGCGGCGGACGTGGAGCGAACCTTACGGCGAACCGCTCCAACTGGTCCACCACTTTATCCTATCTCAAATCGCACCCGGCGTTCCTGGGCCTCAAACAAGACCGCTTCGTGCTGCTCACTCCGCAAGGAACACCCGATTACACTTTCGAGTCGGTCAACGGCCAGCAGGTGCGCAAGCAGAAAGTCAACCGCCCGAAAGCGCTGTGCTTCGATTATTCGATACTTAAACAGGAGTTCGGCCTTACTCTCGAAACGGAGGTGATGACCGAAACGGAGGAAATCGACGAGGACGCAGCCGCTGTGGCCGCCCTCGCTCCGGCACCGCCGAAGCCTCAATCGCTTTTCAGCTCCACCGGCGATGAAGATGCTCCATTTTGAAGCGGCGGCAACCTTATCCCGGCATATAAAGGTCAACAAAGATGTTGGCCTTTAATTTTTTCTCCTTTTTGCAGTTGACTGCAAAAGGCGGCGTTCACGGATTGACAGCGTTGACGGCATAGCACTCCTTGTTAATCAACGCCTTAATCCATAACGGCACGGTTGACAATCGTTGACAACGGTAGCCATTTCCGAAAATCCGCAGATTTTCATAGCCAACGGTTGACACTTCCTTGCCACTTATATTCATTACTCTTTTTTATTTCAAAAAGAGATAAGTATTTGTATATAAGCGGCCTTTACAGCCTGTTTCCCTGCGGCTCGCCGCCGTGTCAACAGTGTCAACGCTGTCACCCCCGGGGGTATATGCCATCTCCATTTCCTTTTGTTGCCCTTGACTGCCCGAATGGCTCGCAACGGTTCGCCGCCTAAGTACCGCATTATCCCTCCAAATCCCTGATTATCACTCTTTAAGCAAGCCGCAAATCATTGCCTACTTGCTTGAATTTGAGTAACTTTGCATATATAAATACACCATTTCTCTATGCTCCTTTACATCGAACTCGAAGACTATCTCGCGCAATGGTTCCGACACGAACAGGGCGGCACCGACCCGGTACGGCTTACCCGTGGGTCGATTGAGTCGGGGCTGCTCGAACAATTCTTGCAGACTCCGCCGCCGGACTATGTGCCGGACTTCGGGGGCGACGGCAAGCTCGCTATCGAGCTGCCGAATTTCCGCAACAAGGACACACGGAGCTATTACTACCTCCCCCCGAAAGCGCGTGATGCCCTCGTCGCTTGCATACGCAACCGCTTCGACATTTCGATGTGGCAGTCGCTCCACCGTTTCGCATCGGTGTTCCAACGGCAGGATCACCTCATTTATGCCTTTATGGAGAAGCACGGCATTGAGCTGACCGAGAAGAACTGGAACGCCATTGCCAAACGCTACCAACGCAAGCGCGACATATACCGACGCATCGACCGGCGCAAGAAAAGTTCACAAAAATAATCCCGAGTTCAGGGGTATAAAATCGGAAATGTCCGTTTTGTCCTCCCCACAGCATAATTCAGTATGAAAACCTCCCGACAAATACTTCCCGGCGTCAAGGCCATACATTGGCTTGACTGCCGCCACCTGCCGCGCAGGGTTGACCTGCACGGCATCTGCCGTATGCCGGTGCCGGTGCTGACCGCACTTTCGGCTGTCGGAGTTTTCGATGATGCGCAGTGCAGTTGCGTGACCGAGAGAGAGGGCGGCTCTTTCCAAGACACCGCCACCTTGAAATTCCTTACACACGAACTGCTCCCTATCCACCTCAAACTCGGTTTTGCCGTTACCGATGTCAACGGCAGGTGCTGGCTCATCGGCTCGAAAGAGCCGCCTTTCCCAAAGGTAAAGGTGGAGCACCGATGCGGTCTGCCCGACGGCGACGGCGCGGGATTTTTCTATGAAATCTCCCACGTCGCCCTCAAATCACTTGTCGAGTGTCATATCTCGGCTGACTGACAAAGATATTCCCAATCCCAACCACAGGCTAATTGCGACCGCGAGGCCGCAGGTCATATTCAGATTTTGAAGTTAGAGAAATCCGCTTGCGCGTGAGGCGTAGGCGGATTTTGTTTTTTCAGCGGTAGAAAGAGCCGCCCCTTGCGGAGCAACCCGAGGGAGTGAGGGAGGGGTCAGCCCCGACGGAAAACGGGTGCGCCCTGCATAGAAAGTCGTAGTGAACAGCGCGGCTTCATTGCCGAAGCGGCGAAATCGCCTGTTGTTCGGAGTAGCAATCCACGGTGATGCGCCGGGTGCCTGGCCCATACTCCGCAGTAGGCCGCTGCGCGGTCGCCGGAACATCGTGCAACTCATTTTCAGCGGTGACTGCCCCGGAGGTGTGTTTCTCTATTCTGCGGTTGGCCGGTCTGCCTCGGAATGAACCCCGGAGTACATAGGTATGCGGTAGAGCAATCGCAGTGCCGTGCAGCTTGCGGTATGGCTGCCTCGCCGGTGGCAGCGCCTTGCAATTCGGTGTCGTAGTTGCCGACGTTACGGGTCTATCCACGACGGCACCGCCGCCGGTGTACTTGCTTTTCCGTCAGTGTCGACAATCCGGGATCACCGTGCGCTTTCCGTTGGCGGCATCTTCGGTCAGGCACGAAGTCCGGCAGGTTCGTGGCGGCATACCGCTCTGCGTGAGTCAAGCTCTCCTGTAACCGTATCTTGGCATTTTGAGGACACGATGATTGGTTGAGTTTTACGCCGCAAAGTTATTACCTCCCTGCGGAACGTCAAGGGTAAATACATCGGCTGAATTTTCTCCACGCCTACGGGTAGTAAAATTCCTCCGACCCTTGCCTCATTATCCGCCCGGAGGCACTTTGGGGGCAGTGTAAAACTTCAAAAACAATCATTATGTCAAACCCTCAAAATTCAATCAAGATGCGATTACAATTCGGAGAACTCAACATCACTCCAAGAGTCGTTAACCGACTCCACGAACTGGACTTCACTGTGCCCGAACTCGAAGATGCTATCGCCGAACACAAAAGCGACTGCGACGGTGAACCCTCCGTGTATGTCGGCACTTACGGCAAGTACAACGACGGCTCGCTCTGCGGCCTGTGGATAGACCTCTCCACTTTCGACGACTACGACGAGTTTATAAACTTCTGCAAGGCGATACACGCCGACGAGGAAGACCCCGAGCTTATGGCACAGGACTTCGAGTGCTTCCCCCGTCAATGGTACAACGAGGGGTTCATATCCGAGGAAGACTTCGACCACATCAAAGAATACACTGAAATGTGTGAGAAACACTCCGCCGAGGCTGTCGACGACTATTTGGAGTTCCACGATGATCTCGACGACTTCGAGGAAGCCTACTGCGGAGAATGGGACAGCGAGGAGGACTTCGCCCGGCACATCGTCGAGGAATGCTACAACCTCGAAAAAACTATGGGCGACCTCGCCCGATACTTCGACTACGAAGCCTTCGGACGCGAGCTGTTCATGTACGACTACACTATGGGCGCAAACGGCCACGTTTTCCGCCCGGTCTGACCCCTGACCTCCCTCTCTCCCTCTTTGGGCTGCTCCGCAAGGGGCGGCTCTTTTTGTTGAAGTATAGATACGAAAAAAGAGCGGAATTGACCGCTCTTTCCAATCGACTACTGTCGGTTTCTAAAATCGTTGCTTACGCACTCGAAGTATTTCGTTAAAGAGGAAACTACCCTTTGTGACTGCAAATTTAATAATAAATTTCCAATCCTCAAAATTTCAACGCCTTTTTTATAGGAAAAGTTCTTGAAATAAGTGTTAATGCGGAATTACCTTAAAGCCCAGTCGCGCACCTTTATAGGTATAGATGTGCTTCTCGATTATATCATAAGCCGGATTGGGCCGCTCGGGATTAAGGACGTGCCGACTAATCGGATATGCAATTAAATCGGCTATCTGCAAACCGATGATATTTTCGGTCTTATATCGGAAGTTGAAATTTTTAATCCTGTCAACAAGACGCTCCGCTGTTATCCATTTTGTGCCTTTTACTCGCAAACCGTTGTAGTAACGTAACAGCGCATTATTTTGGTTCGGGTTGCGGCGCTCTACAATAATTGATAGTTTGCCGTTCCCCTCCGAGCAGTCGTCCATATGGAATATGGCTCTTTCTATTAAATATTTCAAAGACAGGCCATATACATCTTCGCCTGTATTGAAGCGTTCAATAAACGGCTCTTTAAGTATGCAGCAGCATACAATTACATATACGTCCTCCGCTCCGAGTATTTCATTTATACGGGTATAAAAACGCTCCTTGACCGCTGGCTCCATTAAGTTGACAAAGCCCTTGCTATGATTTCGTATTTCTCTGGAATGAAAGATTATATCTTCGGTGTTCCAAAGCTCGTTCTTCAAGGATTTTATCTCGGACTCCAACCATTTTAATTTATTCTGCGGCACGAGGACACCGCACAATGTGAATAAAGGAAAAGTCTTGTCGAACTTTTCCAAATTCGGGTCGCCACATTCATCTATGAACAGCGTATAATATGTTTTCTTTTCTTCTTTACACATAAATAGAATACAAAGTTACGCATTTTTTCGGAATTTCAGTGTCTTTTCCACCACTTATATACAGCGGTAGCTTTGCGGTGTAAAACATCACCGCTCAATGGCAAAGACCACTTACAATATCTCGCTCAAAGGCTATGTCGGAGGCTCCGACTTCGACCGCTCGACCGTTGACCGCGAGCTTGCACGTCACGACGGCAAGCAGGTTAACGTGCTCATCGACTCCCTCGGTGGCTCACTTGCCACCGGCCTTTCAATTTCCGCTGCTTTCCGCAACCACGGCAACGTCAACGTGCATTTTGTCGGGCTGAACGCCTCCGCAGCTACAATAGCATCGCTCGGGGCGGCGCATATCTCCATAGACACCGGCGCGATGTACCTCGTGCATAAATGCTCAATGGCTTTCTTTGAATGGGGGTCGCTCAACAGCGACCAGTTCGCCACTCTCATAGCCGACTGCGAGAAAATCAAGGCCGACCTCGACAAGCTCGACCAAAACGTGGCCCGGCTCTACGCCGCCCGATGCAAGCGCAAGCCCGAGGATCTGCTCGCTCTGATGAAAGCCGGAGGCTGGCTCTCGCCGCAGGAAGCCCTCGACTGGGGCTTCGTCGATGAAATCACCGACCTTGCCGAAGATGCAGCCCCACGGCTCACCGATGCCCTTGCCTCGGCAATGGCCGACGCAGGTATGCCTATTCCCGATATTCCAATCTCCGAAGCCGAGCGCGAGAGCGCTTTCGGCAAGTTCATCACAGCCCTGTCATCGCTTTTCAAGAACCAATCCAACAATATCCCAATGCCAACCGAGAACCCCACGCCCAAGACCTACTCCGAGGCGGAGTACAACGCCCTCAATGCACGGCTCACCGAGGCCACCGCCCTTGCCGACTCGCAGAAGAAGACTATCGAGGAACGCGATAGCCGCATCGCCCAACTCGAAGCAAAGCTCGCCAAAACTCCGGCGGAGCCGTCGAAGCAGGTTGTCGAGGACTCCAAACCTGCCGGCGACCCTGCACCCAAGAACGAGGTCGAGGCTTTCGTCGACACCTGCAACTCCGCCCGTCAGCTCTTTAACGAAGTCTGACACCTCCCTAAACCCTAACCACTCAACTCTAAACTCCCCACTATGGCAGGCAAATTCCAGTTTACACTCAAAGAGTACCAGGAGGCCGCGGTCAAGTACCGTTCCGACCTCCTTATGCTCCCCATTATCGGCATCGGCGACACCCTCCAATATATGACAGGGCGACCCGGTATCCGATACAAGGAGCGCGTAGGTTCGCTCACGGGCGATGCGCAGTTCGCGCCCTACAATCCCAAACGTGCCGTCGACTACAACCTCGGCATCGACTTCCGCGACCTCGAAACGCACTTTGGCTCCGTAGTCGCCAACTTCGAGCCCAACACCGCTATCTCAACACTGCTCGGCTCCGGCGCGACAAAGGGCGACGGCCAGATGACAACCCCCACCGCTCGCCACGTCCTCGCCCTCATCGCCAAGAACCTCTCCGAGCATCTTAACGATGCGATATGGAACGGTGTGCGCAACGCCGCCGGTGACACCACCGCCGACCTGTTCGACGGCTTCGACACTATCACCGAAAAGGAAATCGCCGCCGGGGCTATCGCCGAGGCCGAGGGCAACTATATGAAAATCGACGATGAAATCACTGCGGCAAACGCCGTGGACGTCGCCAAGTCAATCCTGTTCTCCCTCGACCCCCGACTCCGTAGCCAAGACCTCTACCTCTACTGCTCGCAGGACTTCGTCGACAAATACAACGAGGGCTATCTGCTCACGCACGGCGGCATACCCTACAACAACCAGTACGGACAGGGTGCCGTCGAGGGGTCAAACGGCAAGCTCAAATTCTGCCCCCTCTACAACAAGGCCGGGTCGAAGTTTATGCACGTCACCACCAAGGCAAATATGCTCGTCGGTTACGACCAAATGGGCGACGTGGAGAATGTAATGGTAAAGGAATACGCACCCTTTATCCTCTCATACATCGCCACTATGTTCTTCGGTGTGCAGTTTGAAACCCTCGACAAGCGACGTTTCAAGACCGTGGAAATCGCCGTGTGACCCTCATAGACACATCACTCAACAACTCATCAAACCGCTATGGCTACAAAATGTACCTCAATCCAAAAGTCGCTCGGGTGGTGTCAGGGCACCCCCGAGCTACCCGGTGTGAAACGCCGCATCTACTATCTCGCCAAGAGCCTGATTGTGGCCTTTCCGCAGCTTCCCCGTGATGAACTCGGTCGCCCCACGTCGGCTATCCTCGACGGCTCTTTCACTCTCGCCGCCGATGCCAAATGGCGATATATCGACATACTCCCCGACAAGTCGCAGCTGACCTCCGAGGCGCAGGGCGAGCTCCCGAGCCAAACGCAGCTCAACAAACTTGTCGCCGTTCACCCCGGCGTGGGCGCGGACGCTTCCGCCGCCGCTGCCTACATCAACAACACCGACAATGTTTTCGTAATCGAGGATATGAAAGGCAACTTCCGCGTCCTCGGCAACGACAAATGGAGCACAAAGGCCACCGTCGCACAAGACCTCGGACAGGGCGCCACCGGCACCACCTCTACCACTATTAACGTCGAGGCTACCGACGAGGTGCCTGCGCCGTTCTATGTCGGCACTCTCGAAACCGAGGACGGCGACATCGAGTGTAAGAAAGCCGCCTGAAAGGTAACAGGTTATTGGTAATTGTATGATTGACAAACCAATTCCCAATCCCCAATTTCCACTCCCCAAACGATGCGTCAGGGAGGGAGCGATAGCGTTGGACGAAGTGTTGAAAGACATCGAAGTGCCTTCGCTTGATGTTCCCGACCTCGACGCATCTTTTACTCCCTCCCGTACCAAAGACCTTTTCGCCGAAAAGAGCCGTGCCGCGTGGAAAGATGTGCAACAGGCCGAGGCTCGCTGCGACTTCGCCCCTAATAAGGTGCGCATTTCCTACCGCAACCCGGCTTTTGGCATTATCTCCCTTTGGAAAAAGTCGCTTTATGGCCGGACTCTCACCGACATCAAGAGCGACACCGATATGGTCGGGAAATTCGCCGTGGGTATGAATACACTTATCCGGCAGATACTCGGCAATTCGCTCGCCACCGGCGACTGGTGCATCGTCACATCGCCAAAGCGTCGCCACAAGGAACGCAATTTTGCATCGCTCATTTCAGCGCAGCTCGCAACACTCTTAGGCGTGAACTTCTACGAAGATCTCGCCGAGTGTCACTCGAAGCATCGTGTCGGGGCTGTCTTTACCCTTGTCAAAGCGCCACCGACCGAGCGCAACATAATCGTATTCGACGATTTTGTCACCACCGGCGCAACGATGCTCTCAATGCGCGACCTGCTCCAACCACTCGGTTATAACCTCATTTTCTTCACAGGTATAAATAATAAACTTTGACCCCTGCGGCCAAAGTAAAATTGACCCCTCAAATGGACCACAAATTTACCGAACAAATCAAGCAATGGCTCGAAACGCCGGAAGCGGAGCGCGACTATGCCGTCGGCGCTCTCTATCTTTTGAAGCTGTCGGGCAATCAGATTATGTACCGCAACATAATCTCGCAGATTGACCGCCGCCACGACTTCGTGGACTACCAACTTCAAAAGTATTACAACTTCCGCGTCGCCGACCTCACCCGTGCGCAGGTCGAGGAAATGGAGCAGCAGGTCGAGGCTATCGTGGCCGAGCACATACCGCTCGCAGCCAAAGCCGACGAGCAGCCAAAAGGCAAACGTGCCGACCACGACGCACTCCCCGACGACATCAAGGCCAAATACGTTGAAAATCTCTCTATCCTCCAACGTATGCGCGAGCTGCATCTGCGCCTCCGCTCGCTTTCGCTCGACAGCGCCACCTGCCCCGACTCCGAGCGTTACCCGTTCCTCAAAGAACTTATATCGCTCGACAAGAAGCTGCACGCCAACTGGGAGGCTTACGATACATACGTCATAGGACAGAGTGACAAGGTAAAAGGTAAGACGACCTCACGCAAAAAATCACCTTGTCACTCATAACTTAAACTTAAAACCTAAACGTAGTGAAACGCACTGCCGACATCGACCAAATCCTCCGACCGCTCAAAGATACGCCTTTTCAGGCTTATCTTTCCAATGCCGTGCAGGTGGCCGACATTCTCGAATGGATTTTAAGCCAAGTCGGAGTCGCGGAGGTATGGCAGACTTCGTTCAGTATCTCCGAGGAATTTTTGCGCCGACTTTTCTTTATCTGCCGTGCAAATAAAGTGTCGCGCATCAACCTTGTGCTCGACCATAAGGCCACCAACAAGACGCTCAAACTTTGGGCGTTCATCACCCAAGTTATCGAGCGCACATATCTTGCCGACAATCACAGCAAGATTTTGTTGGTACGTTCCGAGGCCGGAGAAACCGTGTCGGTAATAACTTCGCAGAACCTCACTCGCGGCAACCGCCACGAGTCGGCATTTATCTCGACTTCGCCGGAGATTTTCGCAAATCTCTACGGCCAAGTCAACGATTTAATAACCAATCACTCCGTACCGCTCCATGACCTATTCGCACAGCGCTTATCCGGCATCGCCTCGGAATAATTCAGGCGAGCCTGATTCTTCTCTCGGCTCGCACGGATATTCCGAGAACGAATTGCAGCAGATTGAAAAATTTGCGTCTATCTACCTCAAAATATCCGATATGGCCGTAATACTCGATATTCCGGCTGATGTGCTGCGCTCCGATATTGCCGACCGCACAACCGAGGTGTCGAAAGCCTACCGACGAGGCAAAGCCGCATCAAAAGTCAAGCTCCATTCCCAGGAAATGATGCTTGCACAGGTTGGCTCGCCGCTCGCTATCGAGAACGCCCACCGAAATTTACTTGATATGGAGGACGACGAATAGCAAAAAATTCGCTATATTTGCCAAAACGATTAAGCACAATGCGCAATTCTCAAATTTCAAATGTAGCGTTAAAGATAGCAAATAAGCTATCTTTACATCATCATAAACGTATTGCTTATAAATTCCTCTATCAAAATGATTTTATGATGTTAATGGGGTTTTGTGTAGAGCCTAATCGTTTTCAGTCTAATACATTCTCTATTAGATACTTCATTCAACCTTTATACTTAAAATTTGATTATATAGACCTATCTTTGGGAGATATCGTCGGCGAATGGGAATATTCCGAGGTAGATACTTCGTTAGATGTGATTTACCAAGTGTATAATAATACACTATCTCGTCTAAATTCAATTATTGATGTTATAACTGCAATATTGAATTGTCAAATTCGATTTTATGGTAGCCCATATGCACGTAACGAGTTTTTTGCCTATTCGTATCTTGCCATAAATGAATATGCACAAGCTATCCCATTCTTAACTTCACTCACAGCGTTAAATGAAGATGATAACAAAGAATGGTATTCAACTATTATTTCCTCCGCTTCTCAAATCTGTAAATTACTCCAACGTAATAATTATGCAGAAGTCCGCGATATAATGCTTTTGTGGCAATCATATACTCTAAATAAATTAGGGGTTTAAGTAGCGTCTTTTACGGCATATAACGGCTTGATTACTTTTGCAGTAACCAAGCCGTTAATTTTATGCCAACACCGAACACCATAGATGTATGTCGGGCGCACTTGTTCACCAAAGAGGTTGAACTGCGTGAGCAATATCCACAAGCCGTTGTGGATAAGGTGCTTCGTGTGCGCGAAATGTATAACTGGTTCATCGCAAACCCCGACGGCACCGACCGCGAATTTGTCGCCGAGGTATGCCAACGCCACGGAATACACCGCACAACGGCTTATTCCGACCTTGCCGTTGTCAAATCCTTGCTCCCCATGCTCGGCAGCGCAAGCCGCGACTTCCACCGTTGGCGCACCAACGAAATGCTTATTGCAACTTATAAAATGGCCGAGAAGCGCAAGGACAGCAAGACTATGGAACGTGCGGCCACCGCCTACGGCAAGCTAAACCGCGTCGACCTCGAAGATGAACAGGCACTGCCGCTCGACCAAATCCTCGTGCAGCCATTCACCGCCACCGATGATCCGCGAGTCCTCGGCATCGAGCCTATCCCAAACATCAACGAGAAAATCTCGGCTATGATACAAAAGTATCGCGCCGAAACAATCGACATCGAAGATGTGGAATTTGAGGAAGTCGACCTCGAATTTGATAATCTTTTTCCTGATGTTAAGCAGACATCGGCCAATATTCAAGAATAATTTAATTTGGATTTATTGGCCCCATACTCATACTGATAGCGAAAGCGCATATCACCAAAATTATGATTAGCAAAGCTATGACAATAAAAGTGAGCAAGGTTGCAAGCCAAGCGTTTAGACGACCTGCCACGAAGCGAGTAAACCCTCGGAGAATAAAAACAGCTCCGATGATTGCAATTATAAATGCTGATATGTAGAGAAGTTCTTTCACTTCTCAAATTTACAAATTATTCTTGATATGGCCGACAAGAAAGTTTACTTTAACAAGCCCCAACGACTTACGCAGCTTATCGGCGCGAACACAACCGTTATCGTCGCAGGGCGACGCACCGGCAAGACCGACAGCATCGCCGCCCCATTTGTGCTGCGCAATATGCAGCGTATGCCCGGCTCGACAGGTGGCATCGTAGTGCCTACTTTCAAACACGGATTGACAAACACAATCCCCGGCTTGCTCGCCGCGTGGAAACGCTGGGGCTTCATCGAGGGTGTGCACTATGTTGTCGGCCGAAAACCGCCAAAGACCTTCAAGCAACCAATCATAGACCCGAAAGACTACGAGCACGTCATTTCCTTTTACAATGGCAGCGTCGCGGTCATTATCTCGCAAGACCGACCGGGCAGCTCCAATTCGCTGACCCTGTCGTGGCTTTTGGTGGACGAGGCAAAATTCATCGACTACCAAAAGCTCAAAGACGAAACGCTACCGGCCAACGGCGGCATAAAGTCGCACTTCGGAAAGCACTCCTTCAATCACTCGATTATGATATTGAGCGATATGCCGCAGACAACCAAAGGCTCCTGGTTCTTGCACTACAAGGATAAAATGGACGCGGAGCTGATAGCCACCATTGAGGGCACCGTATATGAAATTTGGCGCACCAAGGAACGCATACGCTCCCTTAACTCCAACGGTGAACCCGTTCCGGCTCACCTCAAAGGCTACCTCCGACGCCTCGACCGCAACCTTAACAAGATGCGGTCAGTCGCCGTATATTATCGGGAATATTCCTCAATCGAAAATTTGCAGCTTCTCGGCGAGAACTACATAAAGCAGATGAAGCGCGACCTTACACCTTTGACTTTCCAAACCTCTATCCTGTGCCAGAGGATCGGAATTGCAAAGGACGGCTTCTATTCCTCGATGCGCGAGGCCCACAAATACGACGCCAACGACAATCAATACCTCGACACCCTCGGCTATGATTACGACTTCGCCACGCTCGATGCGCGAGCCGACGCCGACGTTGACCCCGACGCGCCTATCTGCATAGGAATGGACTACAACGCCAACATCAACTGGATTGTCGCCGGTCAGCCGCGCGACCGCCGCCTCAACGTCATAAAATCCTTTTACGTCAAATTCGAGCGCAAGATACCTGCGCTTATCGACGACTTCTGCCGCTACTACGCCACCCACCGCAACAAGACCGTTGTATTTTACTTCGATGCAACCGCCCTCGGCTCTAACTATGCCGTCAACGACCAAGACTTCCGTTGGTGGGTGGTGCACGAGTTCGAGCGCCACGGTTGGACGGTCGAGGCCGTATACCTCGGCAACCCAATGCGCAAGGAAGAAAAATACCTGCTCATCAACCAAGCCTTTGCAGGTAAGCAACGCCTGATGCCGTTTTTCAACCGCTCCAACAACGAAGACCTTATCCTCGCCATTCAGTCAGCCGGTGTGCGCCGTGGCCGCAACGGCTTCGACAAGGACAAGTCCGGCGAAAAGCTCGCCGAGAGCGAGGAAGACCTGCTCGAACACCGCACCGACGGCACCGATGCTTTCGATACCCTCTACATCGGCTGTGAGAAATTCCCCTACCGTGATACGTTCAACCTCTCAATGTCGGGGGTGCTTTGACACTCTCACGCACTTTATTTTCAGTATAATACCCTATAATATAAATAAAATTAGTAAATTTGCCGTCGGATTGGTGTAAACCATATCCGCGACATTATGGAATATAAGAAGCGTTATGCTTATCTTGTAATTGGAAACGTAGGAAATTTTCAACAGCACAAGGATAGCATAGTGGTTCTCACGCGTATAGCGTGGGCTGCTATTGTTACATCTGTGCAAAAGGTTATCCTACGACCTCCAATTACGACGTGGCATTGACAGTCCACGTTTTTTATGCTCCTGTGTCTTATTACTAATCTTAACGCGTGTTACTATGCGAATTTATTCATTCATTATTATGTCTGCTGCCGCTTTCACAGGGTTCGCCCAAACGGCACCAACTGACAGTGTAAAGACACAGGAACTTAACGAGGTTGTTGTGGAAGCGCAAATGCAACAAACATCGGCGACTTCATCAACTTACATTCCGAACAAGAAACAAAAGTCATCGGCTCAAAATGCCGTTGACCTGTTACAGCAACTGGCTATCCCTCAAATCACGATTAACCTTGTCGATAATGCAGTCACAACATTAGCGGGGCAGAATGTTGCTATTTACATCAACTATCTGCCTGCGTCCTCGCAAGAGATTGAGGGATTGCTTACCTCCGATGTACGGCGTGTGGAGTATTTGGATTTTCCAACTGATCCTCGCTTCAATGGAAACGAGCACGTTGTCAACTTTATAATGCAGCGCTATGAATACGGCGGTTATACGAAGCTGACGCTTAATGAAAATTTCCTTGTCGGTTTATCAAACCGCGCATCGGTGTATTCAAAATTCGCATACAAACGTATGATGTATGATTTATACGCCGGTACTTCAAACCACGATAACAAGCACGTCGGTACATCATATATTGGCAAATACACCTTACAGGACAAGGCCGGTGTAGAACAGGAGATAACGCGCAGCGAGATATTCGACAACGCTCATTTCAAGTACAACCAATTCCCGGTAACTTTCAGAGCCGTTTATGACTCGGACAAAGCCCAAATTTCCAATACCGTAGGCTTCACTTTCGACCAATCGCCTCTTGCGGAAACCAACGGCAGCCTTTCATTTTCTCCGGGTGCGTCCTCTAATTACTCTTATACGAGGAACGAACCATACACCACACGCTGGGTATCTTGGCAAGGAAGCTACTACTTTATTCTTCCTCGCAACTTTCACTTGAACATAAACCCCTCTGCGAATTATTCTCATACAAACTACGACTACACCTATCGTTCATCGCTTCCCGATGATGATGTGATTGAGAATATTTCAAAAGAAAATGCTTGGCAAGTTCGAGGAACAGCTACGCTGTACAAAATTTTGTCGCAGAAACAAAATGTATTTTTAAGGGCCTCGGGAGGTTCAACCCGTAACGATGTCGCCTATTATGGCTCAACTCCGTATGATAATGATTTTTCCGACACCTACGCCGGAGCAACCGTCGGTTATAACTTTTCCAATCGTCCGTGGAACGTAAATGCCGATGTCGCATTACAATGGGAGCGCAACCAAATCAATTCCTCATCAGTCAGCGAGGTTTATCCTGTTGTGAATGTATCTGCGGCTTTTTCACCCTCAAACCGCCATTCGCTACGTGCGTTCTTTCACTTGGGAGCTAATTATCCCGGAGCAAGTGAGAAGTCACCAAATATTTTGCAGGTTAACGAGCTGATGTACCAGACAGGCAACCCCGACTTGAAATTATCTCGCCAAGTTAATTTCAATTTTCAGTACAACTGGATGCCGCGCAATAATTTTTCTGCTGCGGTTTATGCACAATATTTCGGCGAGTATGACCTGTATGTGCCGGTGTATTCACCTTATCAAGACGGACAGGCACTGCTGAAAAGTTTTATATCCGACGGCAAGTATCACCGTACATCATTCGGACTGTCGTTTAACTATAAACTGCTTAACAACAAATTGCAACTTGCCGCGCAACCTTCGATAACATTATACCGCCTTACAGGGTACTATGACTTGTCGAAATATCCGTTTGCCTTTAATGCCTCGGCAACATATTACCTGAATAACTTCTATTTTCAGGCTTCCTATCAAACGCCCAGCCGTACAATTCAAGGCAACCGCGCTGCCTATTATAAAGACCGTGACTTCTACCAACTGCTTGCAGGGTGGAGTAAATCGGGGTGGAACATAAGACTTACCGCAATAAATCTTTTCCGCAGCGACTGGCTTGGAGCAACACAAACCATTAACACACCGCTTTACTCCGAAACCAAACTGCAAGGAGGAAACTACTATCACCGCCGTTTGAATTTGTCAGTAACATACACTTTCAATTATGGTAAGAAAGTTCAGCAAGGCAACGAAGTCGGAGAGCAATCGAGTGCTTCATCGGCTATAATGAAATAAACATAGATTATCCTCGGCAGCGATGTCGGGGATTTTCTTAATGTGTTCCGGCGCCACCGCGCCGTCGCGCTAATGCGGCAAGCCGTCGAGCTTGTAATCTCGACCCGTTGAGGGCGTATATCGCTAACATAGACAACGGACTTCGGATCTATCCTGATAGAGCCGGAGTCCGCTGCTTTTCCGTGCCCCTCGGCCACCACCGAGGGAGAGCGGTATCACTCCGGGGGCGCTTCGCAAAGATAAGGACTGCGACCGTTCATTACGGCCTCTATCTTCGGGAGTGTGGAGTATTCGCAAGAGCCTTACAGCGGTGTTCCGGCTGCACAGGACACAGGGCTGCAATTCTATGGCGCATCATCGGCAGTTCGGGTAATAAGAATAAGGAGAGCTTTGGCCGTCGGGGATAACTTCACGGCATAGATTGGTGTGATGCAGCGGCTCGCACCGGGGGAGGCTAACATATATCATAGTTTTGCGAGGCAGTTGTTTGAGGGAGTCATACTTGTAAACACGCACGGAAGCACGGTTGATATTTCACTTCGCAAAGTTAGAACGGGTCGCCTACGCTGACAAGGGCAAGACACGTTCAGGGCAAAAATCTTCCTTTTTTCAGGCAAGCATAAAAAAGAGTATTCCACAGGGGGCAAGCCCTTTGCCCCGAACCCTTGTTGGCTACCGTCGTGCCGACTGGCTCAACCGTTCCCTGATTGCGGCGTAAAAATCAAACGCGCCCCGGCGCACAGTAATAACCCTCAAAAACTTCAAAACCATGACATACGTTAGCTGCATCTCCCTCGATACAAACCGCCGCCTCAAAGAATATCAAGTAGAAGTTATCACCTTCGACGGCGAAAGCGAAATAGTATATGTAATTGCCCGGACAGCCGACGAGGCACAGGAAAAGGCAGCAGCCCAGGTGCCCGACGCAGACTACACTATGGTACAAGGCTTCTGCGAATACTAATCTCCACCTCCCCAAGGATAGAGGGTTGACCCCACGGGTCAACTCTCACTTTGCTCTTTCGCCCCCTCCGCAGCATAATACAATCCGGCCACCGCCGGGCAACTCTAAACCCTAACCTCTAACCTTCGCCCATAGCCCTCGCCGCCACGCCGACCGCCACCAACGGAATACCGCACCGCATCGCTATCGGAGCCGACAAGCACCGCGCCTTGACCGTGAACCATTTGCCCCATACGCCGCGAGAGGTTGGACTGCAAGGGGAGAGGGGGCCGCAGCCCGGTGCGCCACCCCCACAGCCTCGCCACCGGGCGGTCATACCGTTTTGGAACACGCACCCCACACGGGCGCAGATGCAAATATCTCATCGCGCGCTGACCTCCAACCACCCCACATTATCTCTCGCCACTAACCCTTGAACTCCCCAACGCCAAACTTGCCGCCCCCGCCGAGCCCGTGCGCGTGTCAGGCTTCGCCGACCGTGGGGCACGAGCCGCCTCTGCGCACGGAGCGGTTCTGCCATTGTTCCCTGCGGTCGGCCTCCTTTGCCTTGAAGATGTCCGGGGGAGTGAGCCGTGGGCTTATTTTTCCGTCACAAAGTTAGTACGGTCATTCACTGGCGCAAGGGCAGGTGTGCGCTCCACGTTCCCCCCTCTTTCGGAGCAAGCTCCTGCAAGAGCGTAATCACCCTTGCTTTTGGCAGCTCATTACGACCGCACTTTTGATTGTTCGTAAAAATTAAGAGCCTCGGCTCACTTCTCAAACCCCAAAACACTTCAAAATCATGGCAAAGAAAACCTCCAAAACCGCAGAAAACAAAAAGGCTAAAACCACTTCGACCCGTGCGAAGAAGCAGACCCAGGCCCCCGTCGTCGATACCAAGCCGACCCTCACCCCAAAGCTCATCGTGGCGCAGCGCAAGTTCAACCGCTGGTACGTCTACTTCAAGGGCGTGGCTCCAAAAGATAATGTAGGGTGCGGCTGCAAGACAGCCCAAAGCGCAATAAGATATATGCACCTGCTCAAAGCCCGGTACGGTGCCGTTATCTCCCAAAACATCTACGACCGCCTCGCTTTCGAGGCCGCGAGAGAGGCGTAATGCCTCTCTCTTTCTCTCTCCCCTTGAAGTCCAACCTTAAAAACTCACGACGATGTACGAATACAAATGCTTCACACGACAAGGCTCATGGCGCTTCTACGCCGACTCCGATACCGATGCCCTGCGGCTCGCCCTTTTCTACTGCTGGCGCGACGGCGAAGACTTTATAAAAGTGCAAAGCGACTTCGGAGGTCAGCCCTACACCCTGCGCCTCTGCAAGATTGACAAGACAAATTCGATAACGACACTTTAACCCCTGCCACACAGCGGTTGCTTCCTCCCGAAGCAGCCGCTGACTGTCTTTTCGCCTCGCCGCCACCCTCCTTAACTTTGCCCCTATGATACGGATAGGCTTCTACACCCCCACGGTGATGCTCTCCGCCGACCTCCCCGACGTCAGCATCTTCACCGACCAAGACTTCGTCGACTTCCGCCTCACCTCGGGCGGAATGGTGCTGCTCGACGAGCGGTACTACACTTATAACGGCTCGGCCACCGTCGCCGACATCGCTTCCCTCATCGAGCAATATATGGCCGGAAACCCCGACCTCAATTTCTCCGAATTTATCATCGAGGCATCGGCACCCGACGGATCCGCCGCCTCTCACTCCTTCCGTGTCATCTACTGCGACCGCGCACTCGGACTCTACGACCCCTCGCAATGGCTCCTCGAAAACTTCCTCACCCTCTCCGCTTTCCGGCGAATCGCCCCCGACACCTTCTTCGAGCTGCAATGGTTCGCCACCGACCGCGAGGGCATCGCTTTCTTCATCTACGCTACATACCTCGACACCGACGGCAACACCGCCACCTACCGCTACGTCCTCTCCGGCAACGGTTTGATACAGCACGGCGACGGCATAAACCGCGAGTTCGTCTTGCTCGCCGATGTTCGCGCAAAGATACAGGCCGCAACCAAAGCCTCCACACCTCCCACGCTGCTATCCGTCACCGCACGGTGCGGCGAGCGTTCACTGACCCTCTTTGTCGACCCGGCTCTCGCCGACACCCTCCCTTTCCATTACACTAACTGCTTCAACGTCGCGGAACAGCTCATACTCCCTCACGCCACCACCCACAAAATCAAGGCCGACCGCTCTATCGCCACCCTCGGTAAATCCGCACGCTTCTACAACGTCACCACCGCAAAGGAATACGAGGTGCAGTCCGCGCCTCTTACCTCCGACGAGTGCTTGCAGGTCGAGCAGATGCTTACCTCTCCCGTAGTCCGTATTCCCTGGGGCACCGACTCAAACCTCGCCGAAACCGACTTTGACGCTATGCTCCCTATCCTCATTACCGATTTTACCTCCGAACTTTCCGACACCGACGACAAGCCTAACTCCGTGAAATTCACTTGGCGTTTCAAGGACACCCGACCCAAATTCAACGCCCGATACTCTCCCGGCATATTCGACACCCATTTCCAACCCCCTTTCTCATAACCTCACACAATCCCATTACACAATGAACGCAGTCCACATATCCACGGCAAGAACAATGCTAAACAGCGGCGACCCCGCCGACCTCTCCGTATGGCGCAGCGACGGCTCTATCCTCGAACTCCGCAACGTCATATCCCTGCGATATTCCTTTTACGGAGGTTGGCGCAACGTCAAAATCCTTGCCTCCGGCGAGTGCCGCCGTCTGCGCGACTGCTGCATCTTCCGCATTAACGGCCTCGATGTTTTTCTTTAACATTTGCGTATTCCGCTGAAAATGCGTAAATTTGCCCTATTCACAAATATCACGGCTATGTTACGAAAATTATTCAGCACCATTCTTGTTTGCCTTTTTTCGGTGACTGCTTATACACAGTCAATAGACGAAAAAATTGGCAATGCTATGAATACGTCCGATTGGTTTGCCCTTGACTCTTTATATTCAAATACACCCAAAGACTCAATTCACCCTTTCCTTGAAGTCTACTCCCGTTGTCTACTTGGAAACCGTCTTAACCGACCTGATGTGTCAATAACTGCTTTTCAGGAATTGTTTAATACCCAATCCGCCTATCTTGATTTGAACAATTTGATTTCGTCAACATTTATGTTCGGCATGGATTTGAGCAGGACAGGTCAAAACGATAAGGCTGTTGAAATTATGCGTTCAGTATTGGAAGCCTCCAAACAATATTTGGACTCCATTACTATTTCAAATTTCATATCACAAGCAAACCGATATGAAGCCCTTTCTGCATATAAGCCTTATCAAATACAATTTGATAATGAAAATATCGGTTATATTCCTTTTACTATAATTCCCGTAGGGCCAAAAGATAAAGGGTCTGTGTTGATGCACCTACAAGAAAGTTCAATAAATGGAAGTGTTGCCGATATTACATTTGATACTGGTGCTGGAACAAATATAATTTCGCCCGAAATGGCGGAAAAATACAATCTCATACCTTTGGAAAAGACTCGGGTTAGCGTAATGGGGATTAGTGAAAAAGAGGGATACATAGCTATTGCAAAAAAAATAAAGTTAGGAAACATAACTGTTTGCGACGTGCCTTTCACTGTAATTTCGTTATCCTCAAACAATAGCGAAGCCGACCAATACATCGACGCTTTCAATATCGTAGTCGGCAGTGATTTAATGCTTCAACTTAAAGACTTGACGATTGATTTCGTCAATCGTCAAATTACTATCCCCACGGTCGCACCTGTAAGAAGTAATGCTATTGCAAATATGTGCTTCTCGCCAACAATGAATTTACTTACCAAAGGAAAAATCCTTGACACACCTATGATGATGTGCCTGGACTCCGGCGATGCCGCCTTTGGCTGGGCAAGTGATATTTTTTATGATTTAAACAAAAAATATGTCGAGCAAAACGGTAGGCAAGACTCTATTCGCTCTGCCGGTATCGGTGGTTTTATAATAGAAGATTGCTACTATATGCCCAATCTGCCGGTTACGATTGCAGAAAATACTGTTACACCATTAGAATTTGTAGTTAAGACACAAAAATCATCTAACAATGATGAGTATGATGCAAGAATAGGTCTGCGCACAATGATGCTATTTGGTAAAATACATTTCAATATGGTTGACTTTACGGTATCTGCTCAATTACCGAGCTTATCGGCTATTGTAGCGCCAAAATACAATATGGTACAACCCTTCAAAGTAACAGAAAATAAACCGAGCACTTTGCAAACCATCGGCTTTGTTGGAATGTGCATCGCTAACGGTTTATTAAATCATAATGCCCCGTCAGCCCCTGATTTGTAGCCGCGTCTTTTCGCACACATCATATCGTCCATAACTTTGAGCAACCAACCTCAATGTTATGGACTTTTCTTTTTATCCCGACGACCTCAACCGTCAGCTCGATGGGCTACTGCCCATCAATTTCAGCTCCGTGGAGCAGCTGCCCGGTCTTGAAGCCCGTGCTGCCTTTACCGTCAATTCGCAGTCGGTGTTCCGGGAGGACACCGACATCGTGCCAACGCTCATAGACGATAAACTCTCTTATATCCCGTGGGGCGGCGACAACCAAATGCCTTTCGATATTCTCGACCTCATAGAGAAAGACGAAACACTCGCCACCTGTCAATGTTTCAACGCCGAGGTCTGCTATGGCGCAGGCTTGCGGTATGATACCTGCGTCGCCTCCGCCACGGTCAAGAATGAAGTCGAGGACTTCCTTCTCGACAACGACCTCGCCGCATACTTCCTCGGAGTCAGTCAGGACTTCAAGCACTTCGGCTTCGCCGTCAGCGTGCTTATTCTCAACGAGGACGGCACAAAGATTGTGCGCCTCTTGCGTAAGGAAGCCTGTTACTGCCGCTTCGCCCCTGCCGACTCCGTCGGCAAAATCCCCTCCGTCCTTTACGCCAACTGGCGTAAGTGCGTCGCATCGCCCTCCGAAATCGAGGTCATAGACCTGCTCGACCCCTCCGCGCCGTGGCGTGATCTGCAAGACAAACTCGCCAAGCGGACGCGCAACCGCAAATTCGCTATCGTGAGCCGCATACCCACCGTTGACTCCACCTATTACCCCATTCCTTACTATGCCTCGCTGTTCAGGGGCAAATGGTACAACATCAAGCAGCTCATCGGCATAGCAAAGGAAGCGAAGCTCAAAAACCACGCCCCCATAAAATACCAAATCGAAATCTCCGCCAAATATTGGGAGTCGATTTTCCGTGCCGAGGGCATCACCGACCGCCGCAAGCAACAGGAGCGCATCGTCCGTGAGAAACAATCAATTCTTGATTTTCTCACCGGCGCGGAAAACTCCGGCAAAGCGTGGTTTTCCACCTTCTACATCACTCCCGACGGAAAGGAGCAGCACGACGTAGTGATTAACAAAATCGACGCCACCAAAGAGGGCGGCGATTGGGAAACCGACATACAGGAGGCTATCAATATGATATGCTTTACTATGCGCGTTCACTCAAACCTCGTCGGCTCCGTGCCCGGAAAGGCGCAGACCAACAACTCCGGCTCCGACAAGCGCGAGCTGTACACCATAGCCCAAGCCCTCCAAAAGCCATATCACGACCTGCTCTTTACCGTCCACCGCATCATCATCAAATTCAACGCCTGGCAGGGCGTGACCGTCGATGTGCCCTTTATCCAACTTACTACCCTCGACGAACACCAAGACGCAAAACAAGTCAAAGTCACAAGTGACAAGGCGTAAGGTATTTACACATCACTCATAAACATAATGGCAAAGATAATCAACAGCAACGAGGAACTGACGGCCTTAATTCCCAACAGCCTAATCTCGGTCAAGGGCGAAACGCCGCTCTTTGACAAACTCGCACCGTTCCTCGACCTCGCCGAGGCGTGGGTCAAGGAAACTTTCACCTCCGAGCCGACCTACAACACAATCTGCGGCTACACGGATAGCAACCCTATCCGCATAGCCACCGCCCGGCTCGTCGTCGCCGACGCAATGCGCCGTGCAATTCCCTCGCTCGACATTGTGCTTACGCCCAACGGCTTTGCCACCGTCGGCACACAAAACCTCGTCGCCGCATCGAAGATGCGCGTCGACCGACTTGTCGGCTCGATGCTGACCCACCGCGACGACTGCATCGCCGCGCTCTTGCCCGAGCTGCCGGGCGCGAGCCGGTGGCTCAACTCCGACCAAGCCGCATTTTTCGGCGCAACCCTCTTTCCCACTTTTGAGATTGTAAACCAATGCCCAATTTCCAATTCCCAATCCTCAAAATGGGAGCGATACCTCGAACTCCGCCCCCAAATCATAGACTTGGAGGCATCGTTGGCCGAGGAATGGTTGTCGCCCGAACTGATGTCAGCGCTCCGGGCAGAAAACCTGCGCGGAGATCTGCCACCCGTCCGCCACGATGTAGTCCGCCAAATAAAGGCGCAGCTCATCGCCTACCTGCATAAAGGCACGTTCAACAGCCGACGCCTCGCCGATATAGTCAACATCATACGCCACCGCCCCTCCGATTTTCCCGAATGGCACAGCTCTGACACCGCCCGATTGTTCACGCCCCCGACGTTCCGCAACCGCAAAGAAGCCTCCGGCTACTTCTTTTGAGCATACCCGTAGCCAACATAAGCTTCCACGCAAGCGACGACTGAACCGCCCCCTGCGGCTCGCACACAAGCG